TTAGGAAGTAAACAAGATATAGAAGGATTTAAAAAGTTTGTATCAGGCAGACCTTCTACTCAACCTACAGTATCTAATAATCCTGCAGAGTTTACTAATTACCACGGAGGAGCTAAAAAATATGATACTTATTGGGAAGAAGATGGTAAAGCTTTTGGAGTAACACAACATAGAGTATATACTGTAAAGTCATATGATGAACTAGATCAGGCTACAAAAGATAAACTTGAATCTAGATATGATGCAACACGCACATGGCTTGGTAGAAGTATTCTGTCTAAAGATACATATGCAGGTAAATTGGTTAGAAGAGATATGATGCAAGCAGCTAAAGCTGACGGCATCTTTGCTATTTCTGAAATTGTGGCTCCTGGTATTAAAGGTAGAAAAGGTTATCAAAATAATACAAACCATCCAATTGTTGAAGGAGGTACAGGTTATGCTGTAGCAAGTGGAATATTATTTAATAAACCTGTTTACATATTTAACCAAGATTCAAGTTATGGCTATGATACTGGTTGGTATAAATGGGATTCTTCAACAAATGACTTTGTAAAAACGGATATTCCCGTATTGACTAAAAACTATGCAGGTATAGGAAGTAGTACAAATGAAACTGAGATAGGTAGACAAGCTATTAGAGATGTATATGCTAAAACATTTGCAACTCCAACTACTCAATCTACTGCAGCTCCTATTAATTATAACAATGTTCCAATAGTACAAGTACAACCAACACTTGAACCAGGTAGATATGTAAACTTTGATAACAATATTTGGATAGTTACTAAACAAAATACTAATGGTACTTGGCAAATATACAATCCAAACTTAGAAGGAGTAAATGCTAAAAAATCAGTTGCTGAAAAGAATTTAGGTATTAGACCTGAGATAGCTAAAATAGTTAACTATAGAGGTCAAGATTATCTAGTAACACCAAATAACACTATCATATCTTTAGTTTCTAATAAGAAAATGAACTGGGCAAGTAATGATGGTAATAGAATTGGTATCTTACAACTTGCTAATAATACTATTAGTCCAACGCAACCTACTGTTCCTGTATCTGAAACAACTGATGACTACATCTTTACATTTGCAGATGGTACTCCAATACCTGTTCCATTTAAATTAAATGAACAACAGCAAGCAGCATTACTTGGTCTTGAGAAATTTTATAATAACCCTGAAGAATACAATAATGAAATTGCACTCATAGGTTATGCAGGTACAGGGAAGACTACTATCATGTCTTTATTTGATAAGTACTTATCGGCCAATGGTATAATGCCTAAATACTCTGCACCAACACATAGGGCTAATGCAGTTACTAAGTTAAATAATCCTAACGCAGATGTAATTACATTGCATAAAGCATTTGGATTAAATCCAATTGTAGATTTAACTAATGGTCAATTAACAGTTGAAAACTTACAATCAGAACAAACTGGTAAACCTATTGTAGAATATGGAGATTATTTAATTATTGATGAATCATCAATGATAACAGATCAATTGTATGAGTTTATTGAAAAATTTAAGAAAGAGTTTAAAATTAAAGTAATCTACATGGGTGATCCAGCTCAGCTTGCACCTGTTGACCCTACAAAAAAACAAACTGCTCTATCTGTTGCTTTAGAAAAACCAGTAAAACTTCAACTAACAAAAGTTGAAAGAACAGGTGATAATCCTATTTTAGCTGAGTCAACTAATCTAAGAGAGGGTAAGCCACTATCGGGCATCTCTGATGAAGTAGATGGAAGAGGTGTAGAGTATATATCTGATTCAGCAAGAACAAACCAAGTAATCGGACAGTCTCTACAAGAGATGGTAGAAACTGAAGACTTTCTACATTTTAGAATGCTCTCAGCTAAAAATAATGGCATCAAAACATTAAATGATTTGGCTAGAAAAAATCTTTATAATGTAGATGATAGTACTCAATTAGTTAATGGTGAAATCTTAATGGGCTATGATAACTTTGGTGGAAACACAGAATCATATGACATATATAATTCAGGTGATTATAAAGTAGTAAATACATCAGGAGAAACTAAAAAAACAATTGACACTGGTACATCTTCAGGAAAACTAGAATTTATAGGTTATGATGTAGTTTTAGAAGATTTATTACAAAAAGACTCAAAACCGGTTTTTGTATTTATTGCAAAAAAAGGACCTGTAAATGAAAATGCATCAAAAAAACTAATAGCCGCACTAAGTGAACTAGCAAGAAAAGGTAAAAACGCTACAGATAAAAGAACAAGAGGAATGTACTTTGGAATGATGTACCAATTAAAAAAAGAAGTTGGTTTTATGGAAGACCAATATAATGATTATGGTGCAGTTGCAATAAAGAAAACAATAGATTATGGATATGCGCACACAATACATAAATCTCAAGGTGGAACATATAATAAAGTATTAATTCTCTTAGACACTATTGATAACTCCAAGTTTGATAGTATAGTAAAACAACAACTAAGATATGTTGCTGTATCAAGAGCAAGAGACTATGTTTATCTTGTTAAAAACTCGGGACCACTTTCTCAGACTACAGAAGAAGTATCTAAACCAGTAAGAACTCCTGATGATAATGTTACATCATCAATTACTCTTGAGCAATTAACTAAAGGGAGACCAACTGTTGCATCAAAAGCTGCAGCTGAACTACCAATGGATGATAGCAATGTTGCCAAAATTATGAATGGGACAAAGGTTATAACAAATAGAACAGCACTGTTTACAGATGGAGTATATACTATTGGTGGTATTCAACAAGTACAACTTAAATATTTAGGTAAAGGTGTTGTAGTTGGTAACAATGTTGTCATCACAGATGAAAACACAAAGCAATCATATGTAAGATCTAAAGATGATTTTGCAAAGGCAGAAGGATTTAAAAGTTGGTCTGACTTTCAATTAAATAATAAGTTCTCTCAAAAATTTATTTCTGGTGAGTCAGCTAGATATATCTATTATGTTAAACCAATGGGAGAAATTAAAGATGAAATTGGTGCCGCGCAAAAATTAAATCCAGAAAACAATCCGGTTATTGCTGCTTTCAACCAAAAGCTTGTTGAAACTAAAGGAGCATTACCTAAAGAATTTATATATAATAGTGGAACCTTTACTAGCAAGTATGTATTAAATCCAAATAATTTATACAATCTTGTTGATGTTGAGACAGGAACTCTTTATCTTCGTAATATAAACTTACAAACTGGAGATATAGTTTCAATAGATGAACCACTAATTCCTGTAAGTGATAAAAGAGTTGCTGAAATTATTAATAATCTTAGATCACAAATTAAAGCTTATAGGTTAGATGAGATACTTGCAGAAAAAGGTATTGACATCAATGAAGAAATAGACAAACTAGAAAATATTAACTTTGAATCTGAGTTAAATGAAATCATGGTAAGAATCAATAAAAATATGTGCTAATGAGCTGTCCAAATTATAATAGTAAAGAGTGGAAAGATATCCTTGCAGAAGCAAATGGTAACAAAGATCTAGCAATGGAACTTTGGACCAAAAGATTTGATTCCGGGGCAGAGTATTCAAACACTAGAGAAACAGGAGAAGGTTATGAAACTGAAGAAGAAGCTGATACAAATAACTTTACCACACTAACTAACAGACTTAGGGTATATGTTGAAAATAAAATACAGTATCTTGAGAGAACTGAAATTAGTGCTAAGTCAGATAAAATAGCTGAGCTTAAAAATCTTCAAAGTCTTATGGAGACTCTTGATGAGATGGACTCTATAAATGAATTTGTTAAGTATGCTTATGATGAGGCCATTACTGCTGAGGATTTTATGAAAAAAACTCTTGCTTCAATTAAAACTCTTGAACCAAGAGAAGCAATTAAAAGACTTACTATTTTACAAGATTATGCAAATAACTTTAATATTCTTGATGATATAAGTAAGGCAGATGTTACTGAGTATTTTTCTAAACCTGTATCAGGTATAACAGAAAGACCAGAGAGTGATGTTACTGCACAAGAGATGATTACCTATGCAATAACCACTAGGAATGAAATAAAAAATAAAATACTTAGTGAGGGTATTCCATTAATGGCAGACTTGTTACTTGAGTATGCACCATCATCTGTTAAAGATAAAGTACAAGACCAATTAGATGCGCTTCAAAGAAGGATTGATAATATTTCAGCTAGTACAAAACTAAGTGATGAACGCAAAGCTGAAAAAATACAAGGGTTAAGAAATCAAATGGATGAATATAGAAACTTTACTCTTGATAAGCAAAAGCTTGTAAATACTTTAAGAACTGTTTCATCTGATCAGACTCTGGTAGATTATTTAATGTCTCCACTTATTAGTTCTCCTGACAGTGCATTAAGCTTATTTGCAGTAGCATTAAAAACAGAATTAGAAGATGCAAGAATTAAAGATATTGCTATTCAAAGAAAATTATTTAAAGCCTTTGATGAGTATACAAAAAGTGCACCAGCTACAAGAGATAATCCCGCAGCATTCAATGCAGGCATCTATGAGATAATAAATGTACCTGTAGAAAAACCAAATGGAGAATATAAAAGAGATGTAAATGGTGATATAGTTTATATGGAAAGAGCAGCCTTTGTTCAAAAATATGACATATCAAAATTTAAAACATCTGAAAGTATGTTCTGGAAATCTTTAGGTCCAAAGCCTACTGAAAAAGAAGCATTAGACGCTTGGTATAAAAAAGTATCTGAATGGTATTCAAAAAATAAAAAACCACTAAGTGCAGAGGAAAGACAAGAAATAATAGATCAAAAAAAGAAAGAGCTCAGAAAAAGATTAATTACACAAGAAGAATATGATGCCTGGGTAGAAAGTGTTGTTACTACAGATGCCCAGGGTAATCAGATCTTCATGAGAGAACTTACTCAGCCATCTGATGATTATATATCAGATAAATGGAAAGAAATGTATGATGAAAATGACCATCCTAAAAACCCAAAAGGTAAATATCACCAAGCCCTTACAGAAGTTTATTTTGCACAACAAGAATTACTTCCAGAAACACAGAGACAAGGATACTTCTTACCGTCAGTATTAAAAACTAAAGGTGAAAGATTAATAGCTAATGCAATTAAAGCAGGTAAGACTGAAGTAAAAGAAGCATTCACTTTTACTGCTAATGATTATGAATATCTTAATTCATCAATTGCTGGTGATGATGCACTGAAAACTATTCCAGTAAAATTCTCAGCACCAATGGATGCATCTGAAGTGAGCTTAAACTTAATTAGATCCGTACTTATGTTTAGTCAATCAGCAAATAGTTTTAATGCACTAAATAAAATGCACGGTGAGATTAAACTATTTAAAACTATTATAGGAGATAGAAAAATAGCAATGACTAATTCAAAGGGTAGACCTATAATGGATGCTGTTGCTAGAAAACTTGGTATAACAGAGTATATTAAGCAAAATGGTATGGACTACTCTGAGATGCACTTAAATGCATTTATAGATATGGTAGTATATGGAGAGATGAGAAAGAGAGAAGAAATCTTTGGTGTCAATCTAGCAAAAATAACAGATAGCATAATGGGTTATTCTGCTGTAACAACTCTTGCTTTGTCTAGTATAAAAGGTATAGCAAATAACCTACAAGGAAATATACAATTAGCAATTGAAGCTGCTTCTTCTGAGTTTATGGATTTTAAAAATCTTACTGCAGGTAAAGCATTTTATTTTAAATCAATGCCTGGTTTCTTAGCTGATTTTGGAAAACCAATTCCTGAAAGTCTTGGTGGAAGACTTATAGAAGAATATGATCCAATGCAGGGAGAGTTTAAAGATGAATATGGAAAAAGAATAAGTGCTACTGTTGCAAATAAACTTTTTAGTCAGAGTACTCTATTTCTTAATTTACATCTCGGAGAACATGAGATACAAGTATCAACACTGTATGCTCTAATGGATAGAGAAAAAGTTATAGATAATGAAACTGGTGAAGAAATTACTTTGCTCAAAGCTTATGAAAAATATGGTGTAGATGAAATATATGAAAAAACTAATTTTACCAAAAAACAAAAAATTGAATTACAAAACAGATTGCATGCATTAAATAAAAGACTACATGGTGTTTATAATAGTTTTGATCAATCTGTATTACAAAGATATGCTCTTGGTAGACTTGTAGTAATGTATAGAAAGTATCTTGTTCCTGCATACAAAAGAAGGTTTAAGAAAAAAGGAATGGACCAAGAACTTGGTAGTTTTACAGAAGGTTATTATAGAACATTTTGGAATACTGTAATACAAGACTTAAGAAACTATGAATTTAATATTAAAAAAAATTGGGCTAATTACTCTGCATTTGAAAAAGCACAAATAAGAAGATTCTTAGCTGAAATGGCATTTATTATTTCTTCTACAGCACTTGTTATGATATTAAAATCAATGGCAGATGATGATGATGAAGAGGAAATGAAAAAAAATGCTATATACAATCATCTTCTTTATCAAGCAATTAGAATGCAATCAGAAACTAAACAGTATCTCCCTTTGTATGGTGCAAGAGATATGTGGAGAATTGTTAAATCTCCATCAGCTGTAATAACTTCAATAGATAAAACAACTAAGTTTATTAACCAAGCATTCATTTCTATATATGATGCTGATGCAAGATACTATAAGAGAGCAACTGGTCAATGGGAGAAGGGTGATAACAAAACCTGGGCTTACTTCTTAAAAATGATGGGTCTTAATGGTTATGACTTTAATCCAGCAGAAGCAGTTAAAGGATTTGAATCTACATTTAGATAAAAAAAAGGGGGACAGCAAAAGCCATCCCCCTTTTTAACTTGATTATTTACCCTATTTATTATAGGCTCTTAGAAGAAATCTGGTTCATTATCACCATTGTTTTCTTCGATATTAAAAATTAGATCATCAAAATTAGCAGAATTATCTGCTTCATTATTTATTATATCTAATTCTGCTTGTTCTATTTCTTCTGGAGAAACTTGTAGACTCATGTAAGAAGCATTTTCTCCTGTATATTCTTGATTCTCATCAGGAATATATAAAGGTTTTTCATCTTTGTCTTCTTCTAATGGCATATTCATCCAGTCATTTAAATCTTCTTCTTCATCTTCTGGATCATATTTCATAGCCGCAGCTTGTTCTGCTTCTGCAATAGCAATAAGATCTTCTAAATCTACTTGATTAGGATTAACAACAGTTGTGTTAGCTGTAATATCTGTTGGAACAGGTACAACTATCTGTGCAGGTGTGCTGCACTGCTGAAAATTATTCATAGTAGAAATAAAATAATGTAAGACACGTTGATCTTCCATCCAAGTTTTAGGATGTGAATGCTGTAATGCTATGGTCACATAGTTATAAAATGCCCACAAACTATTGCTATCAGCATAAACATGACTTGGTCTATCCATTTGTTGTCTTACAAGACTAGCTTGTTCTGTAGTAAGAATCTGATACTCCGCAAATAGGATACCTAGTAGTTGAGCTTGTTTTCTTTTATTCAGAGTAATTCCCTTCATAGAATCTTTATCAGAACAAAGCTGATTATAATACATATGTGCATTAGCTATTTGCTCTTGTATGGTTTTAATTGTTTCTTCATCAGCAGTGCCGGTATGTTTTCTGGCCCAGCTTCCCATATCTCCACATACCATGGTAGTACCTGTTAGGTTAATATAACCACCTACACCACACTTAAATCTTACTTGTTTGTTATAACTGTTTGTCCATGCAAACATCATAGATAGCTCAGGATCACTATTATAATTTAATTTATAAATTCCATGAGCAATATTCCCGTCAGCAGTACATCTATACTCCTCACTAATAACACTGAAGCCTGCATTTGCAAGCTCAGTATATACATAATCAATAACAGATTGATGGCTAATTACTGTATAAGTAGCCGCATGATTTGGTAATGGCACACTAACTAAGTGCGCCTTTGTACATTCAGCAATTTTTCTTGGCATAATTAAAATAAACTAAGTTGTGTTACAATAGGTTCAAGATCTCTTATTTCTTTATAGATCTTGTCTAAATAATAATCATAATTAATATCATATTCTGTAAATGGTTTTTCCTCATAGTTTATCATTAGAGTCTGCAGCCATTTACCAGCCTCAATTTGTATTTCTCTATTATCAGTATTATTTTTCTTAATCACTTTACTGCCTGTATTAGATATGAAATATCTGATGGTATGTTGTACTTTTTCAATTAAATACTCTCCACTAACCACCTTGTGCTCATAAAATGACCAGTCTCCTTTAATTTTTACACCTCCACAAAAGTCAAATATATTTGTGTTAGATTTAATAAAGTCTTCGGGTTTAATACCATTTACAAAATAAGCATATATACCTTTAGGAATTACTTGGAAACTTTTGTTTTTATGTAAAGCAAGATCTGCAAATTCAAATCTACCTTTACACTTTGTTTTACCAACATCATTAATTGCAATATAGTTATTTACATCAGCAAGAATAATCTTAGAATACTTATCATGTTCTAATCTAAGATTGGTTATTTCTTCCCATCTTTTGCATATGTCCATATATATTTCAATATGATTTCTTGGTATCATAGTTTCTAAACCATCAGTATTTTGCAATAAAGGAAATGAATCAGGAATTTCTTCACAGATCATTTCTTGCAACATCATCAGACTAAGTTGACCATTGATAGTAATTCTCATTGTAAATTCTGGATCATACAAGAAGCTATTCTCATCATTAGATAAGCCATAAGTAGAATTTAAAATAATCTTATACACATAGTTTTTAGGATCAGATTTTGGAATCTTTTTTCTTTCCTCAAAAAACCATTCATACAGATTACAAAATTCTTGTTGTGGCAAATGTGCTGGAGCCCATTTATTTCTAATAGCTAGATTAGGATAAAAACTTGTAACATCAGAAGACATAATTATCATATCATCATTAGAAGTATATATCTTGCTTGCTCTTGCACCATGAACACCACCAAGACCAAAGTCTGTTTGTACACCTTTATACCTTACAGAATATTTAAAACCACCTTTTGTTTGTCCAGGGTAAATAACTACATCCTTAAACTTATTTAATAAATTTTGAAAAGTAGCTGTCTTAAATTCAATATAAGGTAGTATAATATCACGGACTGTGATCTTAGACCTATTAGTTCTCATTTTCTTAAGAACATGTTTAGGTATATTAGTTTTTCTACTTAAGAAATATAAAAACAATTCTTTAGATATTCTTGGTTCAGAAGCAGAATATAAATCTATGCCATAATCATCTGTTAATTGTCTACGCAAATCTATTTGATTCTTGCACAAATGCATAATTTGTTTAGTAGACTTAACATCATTAATGCAGTATTTTATTATTTCTGGTATTTGATATTCACTAACTTCAGTAGTATGGTGAATAGGCATATCAATAATATTATGCCAGTCCATAGTATACTGAATCCACTTTAAGCTAGATCTTTTTGCGTGATTGTCCCAATGGTTTAATTTATATACATCTAGTTGTTGTATACTTATTTCTTTTGGAGAATACTCCTGAAACTCACCATTATTACTTCTTTCTATTATATCCTGAGCTTTATTATATAAATACTTTGCAATAAAATTTCCATCTTTGTTTAGTAAATATTCTTTATTTCTTAAGATATGCTCAGTAATTTGACTATCAAAGCTTAGTCCATTAAAGCTTACATGCCATTCATCATAAGCAATGTTTTTTTCTAGAAATGTTATTAATTCTAGAATTTCATTCTTAGATTCATGGATAATAAATATTGCAGATTCTTCGGATTTTATTTCTTCAAAAACACCAACAAAACAATTAGCTAGTGTTTCATAATCCATTACATAGTGTTGCCTCATAATAATTCAGTTAAGCTGTTTCCCCGTATAAAATCATATGGGGCAACCTAAGCCACCCCATAGTGACTTAAATTACTTACTCTTCAGTTTTAGACATAAATTTTTCAACATCAAAGCTTGCTGAGTTAATAGCAAAGTACTCTATTAATTCTTTAATAGCAGTAATATCTTCAATATAAAACTCTTGAAAAACTTCAATCTTATGTCTATCTTGTTTAGTACCTTTTGTACCAGTAACTACTTGTCCATAATCATCTAATTTAGGAAGCATGTGTAAACTTTGCTTAGTTGTTTTAGAAATAATTACAAACACCTTTGTTCCGGGATCAAAGATACATTCTACATAGGGACATGATTCCATTATAGGAATCATTCTAAAGGTTTGGCTTTCTTGCCAGCTAGAACTTACTAGCATCATTGATTTTTCACTCATTTTTGGTTTTTTAAATTTAGTACAAATTAATTAAGAATTGTTATATTTTCCAAATCTGCTACTTGAATTAATAAATTTTCTTTTTCTAAATCAGGAATATTGCAAAGTTCACCCACATCCTCTAAAAATGACTTTTCTACAGCTAAAAGTTCTGCATATCTTTCAAACCAATTCTCAGGATGCAAATAACTAGAAATATAAATGTAATTACCACTGTATCGCTCAAAAAAATCTAGTATTTTTGTTTTAGTAGATTGTTTCATTTTGCTGTATTTACCATTTATAAAATTATTCCAATCATCTTTCATATCACTAAAATCAAATACAAATATGCTCTGGGTATCAAATATAGTATAATCATGTAGTCTATTATGTTTTAATAATATATTAGCTTCAAATATTTTATACTCTGAATCTTCTCTTGTACTATAAGCACAAATGAGTTTTGCATCCTCAGGGGAGTATTTACCTTCCCAACTAATATAAGTTTCAGTAGGAACAACACTACTACCCCTTTTAATGCCCAAGAGCGGATACAAAAATATCTTGGACTTTTGAAAGTATTTTACATACAGTGTATTAATTACCATAGTTTACAATTTTACATTACCCATAATTAAATCATATGGTAGTGTAAAGTCTTTGTTTTCATAATGATATTTAGCAATATCCATTACTTCATCAAAGTCCTGCTGCCATATAGCCATAGTCTCTCTTGAGACTTGGAATGGATAAGCTTGATTGTACTTGTCTATTACAATAAATGTAAAGTACAATGTCCACTCATCTAGGTCAGGCAGTTCTTTTAAAAATTTATGAAAAACAAGTTTTTCATACATCACAGCTTGAATCCAGTACTTGTAATACTGAACAGACTCCGGGAATTCTAAAAGAGACTTACCCGTAGTTTTAAGGTCATTAATAAAAACTGTTTTAGAATCTCTATCTATAACAAGATTATCTATTACTCCCCTAAAACCATACGTCAGATATTCTACATCTACACTTACATCCAACTCACTGTAAACTTCAATGTGTGTATCTTCCGCGCTTCTGTCAAGTTGTAGTAGTTGTCTAATTTCTGGATTAGATTTTAGAATAGTAACACCTTCTCTACAGCCATTTAGAGTAGGTTCATCAACCACTAGTTTTTCTTGACTTTCTTTTAAAAACTTAAAGTAATTTTTGTTTTCCTCTGTAAGTATCTTATCAAGTCTCTGTTGATCTGTCTTAAGTGTTTGATAAAGATTAGCTGTGAGTAGCTCTGTGAGTATATCCTGTGAATAGTCCTCCAAAGATAATGTATTATTTTCTAATGACAAGTGTTTTTTGAAAATATTATCAATAATTTTTTTCTGACTATCTGTAGGTATCTTTCCAGGCATGCTTATAAAATAATCATCATACTTGTCTTGTTCAAATAAAAGACAGTGCAGAACCCTACCTGAAACCAGGTGGGGTCCTACAACATCTTCCCTCTTTTTTAAGACATAATGATTATAGAATGCTGCTGGAGAATATAAAAGTTTACTTAAGCTACTGAAGCTAAAATAAAACTTTTCTTTATAAAACTTTTCTAGTTCCTCAGAACCATTCAAAATCATCTCCGCCATTACTTTCTTCTGTTTGATTATTATTTAATTCTTCTTCAGGAGTTTCCTGTTCTTGAGTTAACTCTTCTTCTATTGCTATTAACTCTGACTTAAGTTCATTACGGTTAATGTTAGTTAATGCAGCTTCTATAAGCTCATCTGTAACTATTTCATCTACTGGATCTGTGACCTCAAGATTTTTTTCTTCTTCAGGATTAATTAAATTTAGAGAAGATAGATTAAGTTTATCAAGATACTCTTGTTTGATAGTTATTTCTTTAATCTCAAATACATCATCATTATAAATGCTTCTATGAATACTATCTTGATATTCAGTATATACTCTCTTGATCATATCCAGAGTAATTAACTTTTTCTCATCAATTTTGTTAATTATATCATCAGCATTTCTGCTACTAATGTCCCTAGGTGCCCAATTGAAATAACTAAGCATTGATTTAAAGTTCACATGGTTTTTAGTATGAGAATTATTTATCTTATAAGAATAATCACTTAATAACATTTGCAAATAAAGAATACTCTTTTCATAATGAGAATTTGCCATAATCTCCATAGCAAGAATATGATTATCATCATCTGAGCTTTCAAACATAGTTTTTAATTGCTGATAAACTTGTTCATCTATAATAGTAGAATCATCACCATTAATGTTAGCAATTAACTCAGATTCATCATAAACACTTTTACCTTGAATGTTATTATATATCTCTAAATATTCAGATTCTATTGCATAGATATAAGTACTTTCATACTCAATTTTATTTTCATTACATAGACAATTTCTCATATCTGACCAAGAAGCTAAAATATTAGTAGCACCTGATATAGTAATTGCTGTTTCTAATTTTTCAATATAATATTCATCTTTGCATACACTTTTTACAAACTCTAAAATAGCATTTGCATCTGCCATATAAGACCATTTAGATGAAGTCATTTTACCTGTACTGCTTTTGCCGCTAAATATAATATTAGCTTTTTCAGAATCTCTTGTAACTTTAATACCAAGATTTAAAGTTAAATCCTTTAGTTTAACTCTTGGAATATTTACACCGGGTAATAAATATATTAAATCTCCTTTTTGAGGAACATATTTTTCTGCGTTTACAAAACTAGTTATATTGTTTTCTAAACCTTCTTCTATCTCTACATCAAAACCACTAATATAGTCTGAATTACAATCACTATGTAAATCTATATGAACATATTTTTCCATAACCATAATTATAAAGATTAGGGGAAGTATTACCTTCCCCTATCTTAGTTATTAAATTGTTTATTGTTTGATTAAAAGGGTAAATTTTCTATCACTGTTTTAGCTGATAGCCATCTTCACCACATTAGTATTCTGCATGAGTTTAGCAAATTTGACCTTATTTCCATTTACAATCTCCTTGATCATATAATATCTCAAGTCATTTGTAAATGCTTCACAATCAGTAGTAATTGTAGCTAATCTGTCTACAATAGCTTGGGAAATAGGTCCATTGTTTGCTTGAACTACAGAATAATTAATTAATCTTGTAGCAATAACACTGGAGATATCTGCCCTAAAATTGTCATCCTTGCCTACAGCATTTGTAAGAGCATTCATTACATAGTCTTTGTCCTTAGTAAGAATATCTGCCGGAGAAATAATTCTATCAAGTTTATTATTAATAAACATAGTAAACATAGAACTAAAATCTGCCCCAACAGAACCTTCACCAATCATTTGAACAAGTGGTAGCTCATCTTCAAATTTATCTATAGAACTAATAGCATTAAAGAAAGTGGTAATAGATCTTGGATTAACTCTTTGAGTTACAAGCTCTGGGTGCATCAACATAAAATTAATACATCTACCATCTATTCCTGCTTTCTCAGCCCATTTAGCCCAAACATCAGAATCATATTTTAATTCTACAGAAATAAATCTTGTCTTCTGAGCAACATCAAGACTAGTTACATTGTAATCACCATTATCTGGATTAGTAGTTAAGATAACATGCCAGTTCTTAGGTAGCTTCCAAGAAACATATTCTTGCCTATCTAAAATTTCCATAGTAGCTTGCATAAATCTATGATCTGCACGAGTATAGTCATCAAGAATCAAGAACCCACCTTCACCTTTACCTTGAATCCATTCTGGTGCAGCATGTGACATCCTTTTTCCAACAACCTTATACCCTTTATTAGTAGCTGCATTTATCTGAGATTCATTAATCCATGTAGTTTTACCTTCTGCATTTTGAATTTCAAATTCTTTAACTGGAAAACCAACCAAATCACCCAATTCCTCAAGCTGAGATAAATTTAATTTTACAACCTGCATATTAAGTTCTTTACCTAATTGCATAATAGCAGAAGTCTTACCAAGACCCGCATCACCCTCAATATTAATTGCTACAGGTACTTTACCTTCAGTTTGAATATGCTGGTTATTTTTAACCATATGCTTAATAAAACTTTTTAATTCTTCAACGTTTAACTGTACTTGACTCATAACTTTATAGTTCTAATTTAATTACTTTACCTGGTAAACTGTCATTCATATGTGATCTTTCTGACAAAACCCAAAGAACATTTCCTTTTGGTATTACAGATGTATAACACTCACCATCAGTAAAATACACCAGGCTAGTATATTTCCTTTGGTTTTCATTATAATAATCTAGGACGGGATCAAATTCTGTCCCACCTCTTCCAATTGCATTTAACTCATACTTACCCTTATATGTTTCAATAGAATTAATACTTGTATCACACTGAACTATTGTAATGTCAACACCAGCTTTATAAATATGATGTATTTCATTCATAAACTCACTTAGCTCTTCATTACTTACAGATCCTGAAGTATCTATGGCTAACAACATGTGTTGTTTCATTTTAATCTTCAAACCTGGATTTTCAACAAACCTTCTATTTTCTTTTCTGCGGATTTTCTTAGTAAATACTTTAGTACTAATACCAGTAAATCTTCTAATATACCCACGCCAATCAAATTTTGGTGGAGTAATTTCTTCTATTACAATTACATCTTCTATCTCACCTGGAACATTCCCGCGCTTCTTAATAGTTTGTTCTTTAGCATCTGATAAAACTTTTTGAATTTGCTTCTCAATTAGTTTTTTCTCAGCTTCACTAAGATCAGCAAACTCTTCCCATGTACTATGATCAGGAATATTTCCACTGTCTATATCATCTAATAAATTGTCCATAGGTTCATTCCCGCAAGTACCATTCTTATCCTTCTCATCTTTAAGCTGTTGTAGTTTATCATAATAATATCTACAGCCTGCTTTTCTATCAAGATTAAGATCTTCATAGTTATTTATATCTATGCCTCCTTCTGGCAAATATTCCGGATCAATATATTGATTGATCTCCATATCCATTGCTACATTAGCTAGTTTTTTATTACCAAAAGAACTGAAACTGATTAAGTGCCCAAAAGCAATATGAAGTAATTCATGTTTTAATAAACCCATTTGATGCTGTTCATTTAAACTTTCCCAGAATTTCTCATTAATTGTCAATTGATAATTAATTCCATTCTTACTCACACCTGCTGTAGGTACATTATTTCTCCATATCTTATTTAACATAATAAGAAAAAACCCATAATAGGGCTCTTTAAGCATTAGCTCTTTGCTAATTTTACTTAGACTCTGCTGTTTATCCATTGTCTTTTAATTTAATTGTTAGATCAAACTTGTCTGTTGGATACCCCATATTACTCAACATCCCACCAAGATTCATCATAAAGTACTCTAGAAATAATTCTATAGAATCTTTAGAAGCATTATTCTTAGTCAGTAATGACAGGAGATCACTTGTAGTAGGTTTTGAATCCCAACCACCATTATAATCATATAGTTTTTGTTCTATAAAATCATAGACCTTTTTACAATCATCTTTCCATATATCTAGTTTAAACATACCAAATCTAAAAATAACAAGTATTTCTCCAAGATTTGCATCTAAATCTAGTTGTTCTAAAACTTTATATACAAGATAGTGATTTTCTTTATCTGATGACCTCATCATATTTACTAAATTTTTGACTTCATCTTTACTTAAAATCATTAATCTTCAATTTTTAAAGTTTTAATCATCCATTCTGTAGGTGTATTTATATTATCCACCCATTCTTTTGCGGTAGGAATATATCCATTGCAATCCTCTTTTACATGTTGTTCTCCAACATATCTTGTGTATACAGTTATACCATCAGAGTTTGTAAAGCTTGATCCAAATATTTTCTCACATTCAAATATACCCTCACTGTGATGACGGAACATTCTATGCTTGCTGTGTCCAATCCAAGCCTTAGTTTCATCAAACCATTCATGAATTTGCTGATAATCAGATATTTGTCCACCCCATCTTTTTACTGATGACTTAGCATGCTGTATTGGATGTGACATTAGTCTTCTGTTTTTTTAAATAAATTACCTCCATGGTTATATTCTTCAACTTCTGTGATTCTGATATTGTTATACACAATATATTCACCTGAAGGAACTTTAATTAATAAATCTCCATAACCACCTTCATCATTCCACCAATCCTCAATATTATCAAGTATTGTTTGATGAGCAAAATTCTCAATTTGCGAATGAGCTTCAGAATTTATACTAGTAAGAAATATATCTTTTTCCCAACTATTTAATGTTTGAATATCATCCCATTCTGGATTTTCTTTATCTGTATATACTATACTATCAATAGCCCCACTATCTCCACCACCCTCATAATATACTTTAATACCAGTAACCCCCTGATCCGCTAATTGGATCAAGACTTCCATTAATTGTTCTTCTGTCATAATTATTTGAATTTGTAAAACCTGCCTAGAATATTTCCATTTAAATATTCTTTCTTTTCAAGTACCTCATATATAAACTGGTACTTTGTTTCTTGGTATGTTAGCTCCATAGCTGAGTAACAAATTTTTAGGATTTCTCTTTTAATTACTACACCTGCTTTATTTGCATCTTTAAGAATTTTATTACTGCTGTAATATTTCATAAAGTCTGGCTTAAGTTCTCTCTTATATTTTTTAAGCCTTTTGTCCGTAGACATTGCTAAAGCTTTTTTTCCAAGAGGCTTTTTTATATTAGCAAAGAAGTTTTTCTTACCAATATATATAACAGACTTTCCGTCAATAATAGCAGACATAATGTAAACAAAACCAATCCCATTTTCAGGAATGTCCTTTTCAGTAAATTCCTTGCCTTGATATATCCAGCTCATAAAAGATGTAATTTTAATAAAGGTAATAATCTATTTCTTACTTTATCTACACCATGTACTTTAATAGCATCAGATAAATCTTTTTCCAGATCTAAAACAACATATTCAAAACCAAACTTAGATTTATATTTTTCTGCAGCTTTTATACCAGCCTCATCATTATCAAACAACACACATACTTTTTCATACTTAGAACATATGTTATTCATAATATTTTCAGGTATCATAGTATTCTCACTATCTGGTGCAATTGCTTCAGAATTTTTTATTCTTAGTTTTTGATATGCCATTAAATCTTTTAGAGATGATGTAATAATCAAATATGGTTTATCAAACAATAATTGTTCAGTACCCTGAATATAATCCCTTACCTTGATAAATTTACTATCTTTTACTTTTGGCTGATAAATCTTGTAAAGTGTTCCGTCTTCTTTAAAATAACCATAGATATAATTACCCTTGATAGTTATACTTGACAAAACACCATTTTCATCAGTCTTTTGCATAATATAATATTCTAATGGAACAACATTGTATCTAGATAATAATTTAGAACCAATGCTATATCCCATCCAATATTTTTGATCAAGAGTATTCCAGTGCCGCATTTCATAATCAGTAACTTTAAATTTACTGTGTTGTTTATAAGATTTAATAGGATTAAAACCATTGTTTAAAACATACTGATTATAATCTTCAATAATCTTATAGCTTGCAGAACCTCGTGTGGGTAAATTAAATAGACTTTGCACAAGAGCAATAGAATCACCACCATTACCTGAAGAAAAATCTTTGAACTTATATATATTGTTTTTATCCATATAAATACACATAGAGGGAGTTTTCTCTCTTGTGTTAAATACAGACTTAATTTTAATATTTTGTCCAGTAAGTTTTTCTATCAGATTAAGATAATGCTCAAATACCCATTCTCTTGGAACATCAGCCAAATCATATATTAAGTTTTTTGTAGAAATCATAGCAACCCAGTTTAAGTGAATAAAGGGGCCATTACAACCCCTCTATCAGGAGTTGTTAATCTAAACTAAAGTCAGAAGATTTTTTAGGTTTTGGTGAAAAATCATCATCATCATCACCAAAATTTTCTACTGGCTTAACTTCTAATTTTTTAAGATGTTTAGACTCATCATATTTAAGAATTCTTTCAGAATCTTCTTCTCCATAAGCATACTTATTATTTTCTGCTTTTGGTAACCACATGTCATAAGCAGTATAACCAGACTTATTTTCATATTCCTTACCAGCAATACAAAAATCTAGATACTTGTCTTTGATAGGAGCATTATCACTAAAGTTTTTTACAAATTCTTCAATTGTATTAAACTTGTTATCTTGCTCTTCAAACCATTTCATTATACCATATGTTTTAGACAAATTAGCAAGGAACATCATTAGAGATCTATCTCTCTGAACCTTAATTCCTGATTTTGTTTGTCCATCAGCAAATGCATATTGACTAGCTTTTACTCTACCAATTTGACCTGCATACTTACCTTTGCTTTCATCATCTTTGTCAATTAGAAAACCTTCAAAACCTTCAATTGGTTCTGTCTCAACATTTAGTACTAAATGTTTTGCACCATCAATAAATTGAAAGTCCTCCAATACTAAACTGTTGATTTTTAATCTATGGTTTCCTGGAGCAATTGTTTTTGCTGTTCCACCACCACTGTTTTCGTTTACTAGATCTTTTGTACTTAGTCCCATTTTGTTATTATTTTATTATTTATACACTTTATCCCAGTAAGTTACTAGCTTACCATCTATCATTTCAGAAATTACTATTTCTTCATTCCTTAAATGCTCTGGTCTTGCACCACAGGTAGTCTCTTCATTTGTCTTAAATGACAAAATAGTTTGATTACCCTTTCTATACATATAACCAATTGCATCAGCATTAGCACAAATTAGAGATTTTATTTTACCTGTCAAATCTATATTTGCAGACAATACCATCTCACCCTTATCATCTACCTGCTTGTCTTTAATGTGACCAGATAAAATAATATGGGGAGCAAAAGTATCAATAAAATCTAAAACTTGAAAGAATGCTTGCCTAACATATAAATAACCGGCACCATTAGGTAAAGTAAGAATACTGTCTCCAGAATAATTCTTACCCATTGGTGTTTGTTTATATAAGTTAATTGCAAGCGGCATAACCATATCTTCTAAAGCTGTTACAGTATCAATTGTAACATACTCATATGGATAGTTAGCTTCTTTAATTGCTTTACCTATCTCTTTAAGTTCTTGAAGATTATTTGCTTTAACTTTCATAGCCTCTACATAATCAGCACCTTGTTCTAGATCAATAATTAAATTACCATCTAATCCAGCAAATGCTGTTGTTTTACCTGTTTTAGGCTTCGAATATATAATTAATCTTTTAGGATTAACTCTATTTGCCTTTACTTTTTTTGTTGGAAGTACTATACTCATATTATTTTAATTTTTCTGAAAGTTTTTTAAAACCATCTGCAATTTGTAAAAGAATAGTAGATACATCTTCATCAGCATTTTCAATTTTTAGTTTAGGAACAAACTCTTCTTCAAAATCTGGAAATGTACTTACTTTTTTTTGTTGTTTTGGCTCTTCAGTTCTTTGACTTTCATAAGTATTGTAAGGTATTTCTTCATTACCTTTATTTACACATACTAGCTCAGAAGTTGGAATAACATAAACAGAATATTCTTCCCCTCTTGAATTTGTAGAAGTTTTAACTTCATACTCTTCCTTAAAATAAGGATTATATCTATACTTAAATAGTGGTCTTTCCCAATACATAGGAACCATGTTTGTATCACGTCCCTGTCCATCTCTTTCAATGTCCACTAATTCTACATAAATATCAGAACCTTTATTTAACTCATTCTCAAAAAACTGAATTTGTCTTCCAAACTTACCTTTGCTATAAAATGCAGTTTTTGCTGCAAATTGATAATTTCCAGTGAGTTTATCTAAAAATTTAGAGTGATTACTCATCAACTCTTTTTCTTTGTCTCTTCTGTTATACATAATTTTAATTTTAATGTGATGATACAGGTGGTGAATCAATTTCTATTATCCTCATGACATTTCTATCTAACTTGAAAAAATTCATACCCATAAAACCATTTCTAGATTTTAGTATGTGAAATACTAATAGATCTGCATCATTGATAATATATTTTTCAGGCCCATAGAATTTAATCCTTCTATTAAAGGGACGGTTGATACCAAGCACTACATCAGCATGTTGTAATAATGCATCAGAACCATATAAATCAGAATCTAAAATATAATTTCCATATGAACCATCCTTGGCTCTTTCTACAGTTTCTACATTTCTGTTTAACTGACTAAGAACTAAAAATGCTAAAGGAAACTTTTTTTTCATTTCTGTAAGAGCCTCACCTAAACAATAAAGCATTTCAAACTTATCCTTCTGCCCCTTACCAACCTTAAATAAAGCTGAGTGATCTATAGTAACAAGGGTATTAGTATATCCTTCTTCATTTTTATGCTTCTCCATGTAACTATGAATAGTAGCACACATCTCATCCACTGTACATGGGTCATATACTACATCTACTATATCATACTTTTCTGTACTTTCATAAAACTGAACACACTTTTGGAATATACCTTTGTCAACAGGTTTGTCCTTACTCATCAGAGTATTGTAATCAGAACCAACATTCATAGACAATTTTCTAATACCATTTGTCTCATCTAGCATTTCAAACTGAAACTTTAATATTCTAAACTTTTGGTCAGGATTTATTTTTATAACATCATTAACCAATTGCTCCATAAATAAAGTTTTACCAGTCCCTGGCCGAGCACCAACAACTGTAATAGTTTTCCATTCTAAACCATCACAAAAAGCATTATTAAAATTTACCCAAGCTGTCTTCAATGATTTTAATTCACCATTGTGTCTAGCTTTCATTTTATAGAGAGCTTTTTTAAGAGCGTCTCTTTCACTCACAGCCTTTAAAGGGCTAGCATTATTATACATATAGTTTAAATTACTTAGGAAATGTCTCCTTCAATATGGTCTTTTAATTGATCATATGCCCAATGAGATAAAGTTATCAATGCCTCAATAAGGATATACTGCCATATTTTAAGCTCTACAATAAAATTATTAATAGTTAAATACAAGCATATACTGCCTATTAAACCAATTAATAATTTTTTTAAATTTACGTGTATCAAAATAATCTTTCTTTAATAAATACTACTTCATCATCTGGTTTGTTTAAAATCATTTCACAATAATCAGCTAAATCTGAATCATAAGTTTTATCTGTGTTTTGTTTTCTAATAAAGTATTGAGATGTTCTCATATATTTATATTCAATTGCTCTATATTCTAACACATACTTTTTTGTTGCTGACAAAACTGTTTCCCAATCATAATTATAATTTTCAAAGAACCATCTAAATGCATTTTCTAAATTTTTAGGATTAGATCTTGCATATTTACCACTTGATAATTTTTGAGAAGGAAATATATCACTATATTTCTTTATATTATCTTCAAAATTATCTCCAAGTAAATTTTTAGAAGTTTTCTTCTTAACTCTTGTAAAATATCCATCAATTTCTGTAGTAAAGATAATACTTTTATCTGTCAATGTCAAGTCTTCATTCACCCAATTTTCAGATATTAGTTTCTTTGTTTCTAACTCTTTGTTTACAAATGAACAAGGAATTATCTTATTCTTTATACAGTGTAAAACATAATAACTATTGGGGGTTATATCTTCCCTAACAAATTTTAAAAATATATCTTCCATACTACCATATTATTTTTTGACCATTATTTTCTTCTACAAGTTTAGATATTTTATTAAATATATCATTACTATCCCATTTACTACCATTATAAGCAGCGGAAGCAGGATGCTTAACAGTAAACTTATGGTTATTATCCCCAGTAAGTTCAGACCATCCCTCAGCTTTTTTACCCAAGTAAACATATATTAAATCAAAATTATAATTATTTAATGAATCTAACAAGTAAGCAGTAAATGGTTTCCAAATATCATAATGACTACCAATTTTACCCACTTCAACAGTAAGAGCTGTATTAAGCATTAGAATACCTTGTTTAGACCATCTCTTAAGATCTAAATCTTCACTTATAACGTTATTACCATATACAGTTCTATCAACTTCTTGTAGAATAAACTTAAGACTTGGCTGTAATTTGTTTGTATTGCTACAACTAAATGATATACCATCTGCAATACCAAGTCCTGGATATGGGTCTTGCCCTATAAATACTACTCTTAGTTTATCATACGGACATTCTTCAAATGCTCTGAATAATTGTTTTAGTGTGGGAGTAAATCTCTTACCAGAAACACTTAATTCATATAATTTAGTTAAAATATTATCAAAATCTGAACTAAATATAAATGATTTAAATATCTTATCCCAGCCACTTTTTTGTAATTTATCAAACATTTTTTGTTTAATTTCATCAATTTCTAAATGTGTTTTCATTTTTTTATTAAATTTGTTAAAAAATAACTATGGCAATTACTGTAAAAGAAATAAAAGAGGATGCTCTAATAGAAATTAAAGTTAATAAAAACTTTTATTTAATGTCCAAAGATGCTTTATATACAATTTTTCTTCATTTAATGGAAAATGAAAATGAAAAACAAAATATAGATAATCTTTTTAAAAAAAAGTTTGAAGAACTTGAAAGTTTTGAAAGAGCTTTTTATACCATTACTTTATTAATTAGTGAAATTGAAAAACAAGTTCAAAATAATTCAGATCTTTATACTGAAAAAGAAATTCCAGAACCTGGAGATCCTGATTATATTGAACCTAAGCAAGATTAATATTTAAATCTTTTCCTAATTCAATGGCAGATTCAATTGCCATTGCTAATTCATCTTTACTACAGTCTTTAAAAGACTTACAATATTCTGCTCCTCCTCCATCATAGCATAAACCTGAATGTTTTTTTACTATGAATTTCATTTCATCAAATGTATAGCCAGATTCTTTGGCTAATTCTCTTATACATGCGTGAACCTTAGCTAGTTGTGCTAAACTTCCACTATCAGAAATAAGGCCCATAAAGACCTCAATTTCTTGTCCTTCTTGTATCTTATCAATAAATAATTGATAAGAAATTTTTGTGCTTTCATTAAGATGCACTAACTTTCCATTATTCTTCGTAAGTTTGAAGCTGAACATAGAATTATTTTTTATATATTATTATATAGATGACAGATAAATCAAATAATGCATTTAAAGAGACAACTAAAATAATTTTAGAATATCTCAATAAATTTCCTAATTCCCCAAGCAAAACTTTAGCAAAAAAAGTATATTCTGAAAATGAGGGATACTTTGATAAATTTGAAAATGTATATAGTAAAGTAAGATACTATAGAGGTCAAATGGGAAATTATCACAGAAAACACTTAAACAACAAAAAGTTTCAAAAAGAACTTAAAACAAAAGTAATGCAAAATTTTGTTTCTTTACCCACATCTCTTAAAGAAAAAAGAGAAACTTTTATATTTCCTACAGGATGTAATAAACTTGGTGTTATTGGTGATCTTCATATTCCATATCATGATGAAGATGCTATAGAAACTGCTTGTGATAAAATGGAAGCAGAAAATGTAGATAGCATTTTAATAAATGGAGATTTATTAGATTTTTATCAGCTTTCTTTTCATGAAAAAGATCCAAGAAAAGTTCATTTTAAAAATGAAATAGAAGCAGGTAAACAGTTTTTTGAATATATGCGCTCAAGATTTCCAGATATTCCTATTTATTTTATACCTGGTAATCATGAAAATAGGTTTGAAAGATACCTCAGAATAAAAGCATCTGAGCTACTTGACATGGATGAATTTAGATTAGATGTAATCTTACATGTTGCTGAATACAAAATAGAGTATCTTCCATTTAGAACTAAAGTTATCTTTGGTGATTTTCTTATAGAACATGGTGATAAAATTCCTGGAGCTGGTGGTGTAGTTCCTGCAAGAACAGCTTTAATGAGATTTAAAACTAATTGTATAGTTAATCATTTTCATAAAAGTTCTCAAAGCTCACAAAGAGTTTATGGTTTACAGGATTCAACAAGCATCCGTGCATACAGTCTTGGTTGTTTATGTGATCTTGCACCAGATTATATGGAGGTAAATGAATGGAATCATGGCTTTGCAATTTTATCTAAACAAGATAATCTTGTATCTGTTAGTAATTATAAAATAGAAAATAATACAGTAATCTAATGTTTCTACCAGTAACCTTTAAAGACAAAGATGGTGAGTATATTGAATATATCAACATTACTCACATAACTAGAACATCATTCATAAATATTATGAATGTGGATGCTGGTTGTAAAATCCATTTAAGAACAGGAGAAGTATTGACTACCCCTGTCCCTATGGATATATTACAAACTGAAATAGATGAATGTTATAAATCAGCTGCAGCAATGATATTATTTAATATTCTTGCTGAGAAAGCACAACTTAAAAAGTTTAGCTCTGACCCTGAGGTTGATATCCCTGACTCTGAGCTACCAAAAGTAAATGTTGAATAGCTTCTTTTGTTAAAGGTTCTTTAATATCCCAATCAAAGTTATATACTTTCCAGCCATCTTTGCTTTCATCATCTGCTGATGAAATTAAACTTAATCCCGGAAGTAAGTCTAATACATAGTAATAGTAGTCATAACCATTTTGGCTTTCACCATCTAAAATTTCTACTTTATCAAATTTTAAATCAATTAGTTCTTGTTCTGTCATCTTTATATTTGTTTCTTAAATATTTTGCCCAATCATTTTGTTTTCTACCATTTACAAAAAACCATCCAAGATTTAATTCAAACCATTTTATAAAAGCTTTCATTTTTCTATCATTGTTTCCATAAATACTGTATGATTTAAAATCTCAAAAGAATATACTTGTTTTATTTCATTGTATTTCTCATTTTCATTAGAATAAATACCATATTCTTTGATTCTTAAATCTCTTAGATTTTTTATAGTTAAAGTTGCTAAATATAAGTTATCCTTATCTTCTGATTTCATCATGTTAATTACATTTTGAATCTCAGATTCTGTTATGTAGTTTAACTTTTTTAGTAACATTAACTCGGCCATATATATAAATGGTCTAAAATCTTCTTTTTTAGTTCCTTTATAATACATATACCATAAATAGTTTAGATTATTATCTATACCATTTGTAAGATTGTAGTGTTCTTCAGATATTGCTCCTGATAATTTTCTTATTTCCTGTGTTGTTTCCATAATGTTTAAATCAAAAAATGTATCTAATTTCATTCCATGGAATAATGGAGTCATGAAGAGTTCTAAATTCCTCAATATATTTAGATTTATTCCCAGCTTTGTACCTAATGTTTTTTCCTCCGTACTGGGATATCTTACACTCTTGTATGTCTGGTTTCCAGAGAATCTCTTCACCCATGAGGGCATTTTCCAAATTGTATTCATGTTTTTCTTTATTGTGTGTAAGAAATATTACTTCTGCTTTGACATCTCTATAAGCTTGATTAAAATACAATTTATCCCTAGTATAGGCATCATCATCAATTAACTCAAATAAATGTTTGTAATCTTCTAACCACTCATCATATACAATAACAGGACTAAAGTTTAAATGAACTTCATAACCTGCTATAACAAAATTAGTGATAGCTCTTATTCTCTCATTAATTGTACTTGTGTTTGGTTCTAAGATCTGTCTTAATTTTTCCGGCATAAGACTAAATCTTATTCTAATCTTACCTTGTGGATTAAACTTAAGAAATTCTTTGTTCACATATTTAGTAGCAAATGAACCCATAGCAAGTGGATGATCTCTAAAAAACTTAAATATTCTTTCCCAGTCATGATACTTAGCATGTAAAGCAAAGTCTTCATTGCATGAGATATCATAAGTAATATATTCTCCTGTTTGATTAGGTTTTTCTACATCAGCAAACCAAACATGATTATTAATTGCTGTCAAAATATCCATAGTATTAGTAGCTATAGATAATCCTTCTGGCTTGTGCCTTTTCATGTAACAATAAGTACAATTGTATAAACAGCCATGACCAAAAGAAGGACTGATAAAATCAGTTGATCTTCCAGATGGTCTTATTTGCATACTTTTTCTGGTAACTTTTTGTACCAGACTCATTTATCAAGTTTTATCTGATGAGTATCTAGTATTTCAAAAAACTTGTTCCTAATTCTTTCTACTATTTTCCACTCCTCTTCACTTAACTCCTCATATTTCCATAGTGTTCTTAGCTCTTGAGATATATCAAATAGTGCCGAATACATATTTCCACCTTGTATAGCAAAATCAAATTCTGCTTGGTCTTCTGGTAGATTAAATATCATTTTAATTTTTGCCATTGTGTTATTTATTTTTTTCTTCCAATTCTAGTAGCATAGATTCTTTTTCTTTCATAAACTTTTCAATGGCTTCATC